CAATAGACCAGTTAGTAGGTCTTTTGAAGGAGGACAAGATCCTTGGTCTGGTGCAGGGTAATGCAGAGGTTGGCCCTCGTGCGTTAGGTAATCGATCAATCATCTGTGACCCCAAGGGTGCGGATAAGAAGGATAAGGTCAACCTAGTCAAACGTAGAGAGTCCTACAGACCGTTTGCGCCTATGGTACGACAGGAAGACGCACATATATACTTTGATGCAGGGTCATATGATAACCTAGAGTACATGAACTTCAGTGTTAAAGTGCGTGAAGAGTATAAAGAACAACTTGCAGCTGTAACACATGTAGATGGTTCGGCAAGGGTGCAGTCAGTTACCAGAAAGTCAAATGCGTTCCTCTACGACCTTCTAGGCGCCTCTGGCGGGGTATTACTCAACACATCCTTCAATGTTAAGGGTAAACCAATACTAAATACATTGAAGGAAGCATTTCAAGTACTAGAAGAAACTGCGTTAGATGGATTAGTTGTATATAACAACGGAAAACTTTGTTACTTCAGTACAGAAGTTTTATAAATAATATCATACTACAATAAGGGTGTATCAGTGTTAACTTTCAATCAGTTCCTCGAAGAGGGTGTCAACGACCCCGCAATATTCAAAGCAATCTTTCTCGCGGGTGGGCCAGGATCCGGTAAGTCGTTCATTGTCGGTAAGACAGGATTACAAGCTTTAGGTTATAAAGTTGTTAACTCTGATGATGCATTCGAAAATGCCATGAAGAAAGCTGGTATGGAAATGAATCCAGACAACATCTTCTCACCGAAGGGACAAGAACTTCGCGGTAAGGCAAAGAGACTCACTGGTACGAAAGAAGCCATATATCTAAAAGGTCGACTCGGTCTTGTGGTAGATGGTACTGGTAAGGATCCAGACAAGATTGCAGAACAGGCAAAGAAAGTGAAAGCACTGGGTTACGATGTCGCAATGATTTTCGTAAACACCGACCTTGACACTGCAATCAAACGTGACGCAATGCGAGCACGTACTCTGGGTGCGCCAGGTGTAACCGAGTATTGGAAAGCAGTACAACGTAACATTGGTAAGTTCCAACGTATGTTCGGTAAACCTAACTTCTTAGTTGTCGATAACTCTGAGGGTAAGAACTACCAGAAAGAGACACTGACTGCGTATCGTGACGCGACTAAGTTCACCAACAAACCGGTCGGTAAGAAAGCGAAGAAGTGGATAGAACAACAGAAGAAACGCAAGACAAGATAATGCTTGACAAGGCAACTATATAACTGTATAATGAGCTTCAACACCTTTTAGGATTAATAAGATTATGGCAATAACAGCTATCAAGTACCAAGTGTACGAAACGTTAGATAAAGTAACTAAAGCTAAAAGTAGAAAAGATAAAGTATCTATACTACAAAAAGAACAGAGTAATGCGTTAAGAGACGTATTACGAGGTACCTTTGACAATGTCATTCAGTGGAACCTACCCACTGGAGCGGTACCGTATAATCCCTCGTCCGAGGAATCTCCTCCTACAACCCTATTAAGAGAGCACATGAAGTTCAAATACTTCGTGAAAGGGCTTATGGAGTCCGAGAGATTATCGTCAGTCAAAAGAGAAAAATTGTTCCTTGATATGGTTGAGACAGTACATCCTCGCGATGCAGAATTGATCGTCACTATGATTAACAAGCAACCGCCTATGAAAGGCATCACTAAAAAACTGGTAACGGAGGCATTTCCAGATCTACTTCATGAATAACATCCCCCATTAAATCAAGTAAGGAGAGAGTATGGTTGGAAACACTAATCAGCTAGAAAGACTTAGGAAAGACTCGCGAGAGTTGGGACATTACATTCATAAACTACAAAAGAAGGGCAAAGCAGACATTGCGTATAAAGTCGCTAAACGTCAAACGTTTTTAGAGACTGCAATCAATCAGGCTGAACTTCGACTAAGGGGGTGATCCAGTATCTGGAACGGGCTCCTTAATTGGGGCCCATTTCATCTTACTGGACAACATTATTATGCCAACGTACGACATGCAAAATATCAAGACTGGGGAAGTCACGGAAATGATTATCTCCATATCAAAAATGACCGAGATGGTCGAGTCCGGAGAATGGGCTAATCAAATCAATTCCGCACCGAAAATGGTTACTGGAGTAGGATCTGTACTCAGTAAGACCAGCGGTGATTGGAAGGACAAACTCAAACAAATCAAATCGAACCAATCTAGGTACGTCAAAAACAGTATCCATGACTAAATGGTGGAGAATCTGGGCCAAGTCTCTAGGGGAGAAGGTCGGAGCCACCGATAAACAGGCAGACAGTGTTGCCGTAATACGAACGGTATGGTGGTTGACTCACATGGCAACATGTTTGTTCATCATACTAAACGCAATCGCAAACCACGGATGGGGACTCATCGGACTTTGAAAAGACAACATTCTGAATCCATGAACATACGCATGGATCATTTACGTACTATTGAACCAGTAACAATCAGACAACAAGAGGCATTTGATGCATACAAATCAGGTAATAATCTTGCGTTAGTCGGTACTGCGGGTACAGGTAAAACATTCCTTGCAATGTACTTTGCACTGGTGGAGATCCTTGATAAGGGTACTCCATACCAATCGTTACACATAATCCGGTCAGCAGTACCTACCCGAGAGGTGGGGTTCTTGCCTGGCACAATCGAAGAGAAACTACAGGCGTTTACAGGCCCTTACCGTGCAGTGGCTGCGGATCTTTTTGAAGATGATCGTGCATATGAGAAGTTAGTTCATAATAAATACATAGAGTTTGAATCGACATCTTATATAAGAGGTATCACATTTGACGACACCATTGTGTTGGTCGATGAGATGCAAAACTTAAACTTTCATGAACTAGATTCTGTGATTACACGTATAGGAAACAACTGCAAAGTTATCTTTTGTGGTGACGGTAAACAGTCAGACTTCAAGACAGATAAAGACAAGAAGGGTATCAGTACGTTCCTAGAGATACTGGAACAAATGAAACACTTCGAAACGGTCAACTTCTGTTGGGAAGATATAGTCCGTAGTGGTCTAGTAAGAGACTATATAATGACAAAGGAACACATGGGAATCGCATGAACCAATTAAAGGAGAAACGCAATGTCCGATATATTTGACTTCGGATTTACTGCGGTAACGGAGGACGAACTAGAAGTCGTCACCACCGAACGCGAGGCTGTGTCTGATACACAAGACCGTTTGGACAAGTTGTTCAATGCAGTGACCCCACTGTTAAACAACCTCAAGAAGAACCCAGAGAAAGATTATATCCTCTGGCCAAACCGACTGGCGAAAGTAGAACAGTTTGAAGATCTATTACAATCAATTTACCAAGGAGATTAGAAGTGAATAGGCAAGAAGTTTTCGAAACATTAAAAGTAGACGAAGGAGTAGAATATGCAATCTATAACGACCATCTTGGGTATCCAACCTTTGGTGTCGGGCATCTCGTCCTCGAATCAGATCCCGAGCATGGACAACCTGTCGGAACCCCAATCAGTGAAGAAAGAGTCGCAGAATGTTTTGACAACGACCTCAATACAGCAATCAGCGAGTGTCATGCTTTATACGGACAGGGCGACTTTGATTCGTTACCAGACGGAGTACAAGGTGTACTTGTCAATATGATGTTTAACATGGGACGTACTCGTTTGAGTAAGTTCAAGAACTTTAATGCCGCTATTGCAGAGAACGATTGGAAACGTGCTGGAGTAGAAGGTCGAGATAGTCTTTGGCATCGTCAGGTCACTAACAGAGCTGAACGGTTAATGGTAACTTTAGAAGAGGTTTAACGATTCAATCATGGCGAAGTACACCCGCTTTGACCCCCGAAACAAGAAGAAAGATCGTCACAAGAAACAGTATCAGAATATGAATGTCGCGGTAAAACATGATAAACCACGGCGAGTAGTTGCAGATACATGGGATGATGGAACTGTAAGAGTGAAGTAGTTATGAACGAAGTGTATCGTGAACCTATCTCGGGTCAACCCATAAGGGTCAACGAGGATTACGAGATAGACTGGCGCGGTACAATTGGTGTCGGGGATATATTGTATGGTCTCAATGCAGCTCACGCATTGTCTAAGATGTACGACCATCCGATTAAAATGAATGTTTTCTGGGAGCATGATGAGGACTATGTCTACCATTATGAAGACCCAGAAACCATCATTGAACGTACTCACATTCTTGAGGGTATGTACCATAACGCACATAACGTTACTGTGAATCATATCTTCAACTCAACGGATGAGGAGATAAAGAAACTACGGTGGCGAGGGTTCGGTCACCAACGACATCAACAGAAGGTACTCACCTTTCACCACTGGTTATTCCGTAAAGAGTTATTCCAACGTTCTCGAAACAAAGTAGTGTTCTGGAGACCAACCTTCAATCGAGAGATACCTTCGGGTGGTAAGAAATGGAAGATGACTTTCTCTGTGAAAGAGTGGGAAAGGATCATCATGTTTCTTGAACTCAAGGGATATGAACTCGTTGAGTTATCCTATCGTACGCCCGTACGTGAGGCAATATACCATATAAGTACTTCTAAGTTCTGCATCTTCTATGATGGGATGTGGCAGTACATTGCTCGTAACTTTTGTAAACCTGTTATCACATTGGGTGGTAGTAGTATTGCAAAGGTACATTCACCGCAGGGTGTTCATTTCAGCAAACCACACGACCCTGACAACTGTTTTTGGGATTACCTATATAGACTACCCGAGAACGAAAAACATCTAGAGGGTCGTGCAAGACGTTATAAGAAACAATTAATGGATAAAATAGATGACTTTTAAAATTGATCGTGCAGTGATTGAAGTGAATGGTGGTTGTAACTACTCATGTTCTATGTGCCCTCAAGACGTACGTACAGGTGGACGACACAAAGACTTCCTCAAGAAAATGTCACTTCAAGAGTTCGAGGACAACGTAGCAGACTGTGCACAGTACGGTCTACGTGTTGTTAATCTCGATGGTTCCGGTGAAGCAACACTCAATCGCAATCTACCCAAGTACATCGAAATCGTTAAGAAGTATGGTGCGAAGGCATTCATCTTCTCGAATGGTTATCGTATGGAAGGTAAGTTCATGCGTGACTGCGTAGATGCAGGTCTTGACTTCTATCGATTCTCTTGGATTGGGTATGATGTCGAAGCATATGATAAGTGGATGTACAACCGTATTGCAGGTAACTTTGATAACACATGGGCCAAAGTGAAAGAAATGCGGGATTATGTCAAAGAGACGAACAGTGAGTGCGTTGTGTCTACATATCATCTAATCACAGACAACGACAATCTAGACTTTGAGTTGGATCATTACAAACGTATCGTTGAGGAACTCGATGTCAAAACAGAAATATGGAAGATGCACAACTGGTCGGGTGTCACTGACATCTCTGAGTCTGGTGTACGTAAAGGAGCAGTGAAGACTTGCGGAAGACCATTCTCTCCAGACGTAGTAATACGTGCAGGTGGATTGGAAGGCAAGAAGGGTGCTGTCCATCCGTGCTGTCAAGTACTAGGTAGAGATGAAGAAGCAGTCCTAGGACACACAAGTGAAACTGATATCAAGTCCATCTTCTATGGAGAGGAATATTCTAAACTACGAGATCAACACACTTCCGGAGATTATCCTGATTTCTGTAAGTCGTGTGATTTTCTAATAGACGACCCAGAGGTACTAGTGTACACAAACCACGAACGCGATCTTATGAAGATGCATGGCACTGAGTTCAATCTGCGTGACTATCAGAATGAGGCCTGATGTATGGATGATCCAAATGCCTTCTTCTCCGCAATCGATGTATTATCGTGGGAGAGTAGAGGAGTCGTGGAATGGATATAACCTCAAGTTCTTTAATGCAATCACTCCAGAAACAATGGAGAGTAAAGGATACTTGCATTTTGGTAAGAAACGTGATACAATAGAGTTCACACCGACCGAGAAAGCAGTGTGGTATAGTCACGTAGAGTTATGGGCAAAGGCAAGAAAGAAACCAATCATAATCATAGAACATGATGCGTTATTGGTAAAACCTATACCCGATCGTATGTGGGATCAACACGATATGATCTGTTTAGGTCATACGGGTAAGAACAAGATAAGACTGCCTGGCCTTGCATATTACTTAACACCTGGCATCGCAACCAGAATGGTGAATGATGTAAAGGCAATAAAAAAGATTACGTGGAACTCTGATGGTACAATCCACGGGTACGGTACTAAAGAAGGGGTATTTGAGACTGACCATGTCTATCAAGTACAGAATAGATCTATAGGAACAACAATAGAGCATAAGAAACAGTGAAGAGATTAGTATATCAAGTTTGTCTAGGCAAAGCGAAGAACTCAGAACTATACCAGCACTGCATTGAATCTGTAAGTCAGTACTGTAAGAAGTATGGATTCGTCCATATGGTACAACAAACTCCTGTGTTGAACATACGTCCGGATCCATTCATGAGTAATAGATCGGAGGACTCGTGGAAGAAACACGGTGGGTTCTTACCTATCTACGAGAAAGAGAATGCGTTCTGTTACTTGAATGAGTTTGAACAGATTGCGATAATTGACGCAGACATCTATATCCGCGAAGATGCACCAAATATCTTTGAGGACTTCGGTACAGACCATGCGTTCGGTGCAGTATGTGAACGCGGCATGAACATATCACAAAGATATGTCGATAAAATCAAGAATTATAGTCATATGCAATACTCGACATTGCAATGTAACAAGGTAGACTTCAAACCAAATGAGCGTGGGTTCGAGTTTTTTAACATGGGTTTGATCTTAATCAACTCATCTCTGTTCCGTCCCTACCTAAATAACCAAACACCGACAGAGTTCATACAACGGTATGAGTTCATGGACTTCGTTAATGGCATAGGGCCATGGAAATGGTCTACTGACCAAACACTACTTAACTTCTTCTTGAAGAAATATAAGATCCCTACTAAACATATGGATCAGAAATGGAACGGGTTATTTACCGCGAACGAAAACATTGCGACATGTTGTTTCGTACACTTCTTTTTAAAAGATTTGTTGCCGGATAGAGGGGAAAATGTCGCTGCACTCATGGAAATGATATGACACAAAGTTATGAAGAGAAGACCCAGAAGTACGCAACATGGGGTGACAAGTATCTGCAACACACAGATGTATTGTACTCCATTCAGTACGAAGACACATTTAAACCGATCAACATACAACTATGTTTGTGCGAGATCTGCGATAGTGACTGTCCGTTCTGTTCTGTTGCTGCTCGTCCACTCAAGAGTTATATCCCGTTTGAGAAGATTGAGAAGTTGTTTGAAGACTTCCATAAGTTAGGTGCAAAGGCAATAGAGATTACTGGTGGTGGTAATCCTATGTTGTATCGTGACAAGGTATCGAAGAAGAACATCAACGATGTGGTTCTCCTTGCCGCCAAGTATGGATTCGATGTAGGTATCATTACCAATACAGAGAAGTTAGAACGTCACCTCAGACCAGAGGTATATCCTCACCTCAAGTGGATACGGGTTAGTCTAATCAAGTTAGATGAGAAGTGTGAACCAGAAGACTATGACTTTGGTTCGTTTCCAAAAGATAAGATAGGACTATCGTACATCATCTATGACGGTACTAATGGTGTCCCTGATGCGTTGTCACGTACCAACAAAGCCTATGCAGGTACGACTGTAGAGTCGATCAAGAAGATTGCGAGGTTGATTGAACTCAATCCAGAGATCAAGTTCTGTCGTCTTGCAGGTAATGCGTTGATTGATGGTGCACAGGTAGAAGTACAGAATCAGTGGAAAGAGGTTGTTAAACAGATTGATGTGGATAACAAGTTCTTTATCAAGGACATCTGGGATAACGCAACACCGTATGCTGATGGTTGTTATGTGGGTCTTACACGTCCATACATTGCGCCACATCCCGATGGCGGAGACTATCAAGTGTATGTGTGCACGAGTCACGTACTTGAGAAACGGACATATGACCTAGATTTTTCTCTTGGGTCTATTGACAATGTGTTAGAAATATGGGATACTTGTAATATACAATACGCAAAAACAGGTGTACCCTATAACATAAGAGGCGCAGGATCTGGTGGTTGGAAAGAAGCATGTCCCAGCTGTTTTTATTTTAACAACAACAAACTTCTTCACACCGTTGCACAACAGATGAGTGAAGATGATAGGAACTTTGCATGATGAAAGATTCAGATTTCGGTGAAGCATATTATAGTACAGTGAACTATATCGATTTCCTACAACGAGGAGATCGTTACAAAAGACTCGCAGCAGACATCAACGATCTGTTGAAGAAGATTGGACTCAACAAAGGCCCTGTATTGGACTTTGGTTGTGCAGTCGGTTTCGTGATCGAAGCAATGGAAAACGAAGGTTACGAGGATGTGAGTGGTGTTGATATCAGTGAATGGGCGTTAAGTCAGTGTAGGGAGAAAGGACTAGACGTAAGCAACTCTATCGACCCCGATAAAGGATATGGTCTCACCTTTGCATTAGATGTATTGGAACATATGAACATGGATCAGGTCTTAGACTTACTTAATGTTTTAGAGACTGAAACCCTAGTGTTCCGAATGCCTATCTGTGCAGAAGAGGGAGAAGATTATGTTTTGGAATGTTCCAGAAAAGACCGCACTCATCGACTCAGATTGACACGAGAGGAATGGGAGTATGTGTTTAACGAAGCCGGGTATTACTGTGTCGACCTCAATCTACCTACAATCTATTGTAGTGAGGGAGTTTATTCCGGTTTAGCAATAAGGAGTTACTACCCATGAACTACTACTTAATACGTGTCGGTGAGGGTCATTGTGTATACTGTAACGGGGCGCAAGAATCGATAGAAAACTATCTTCTTGCGGGATCAGACGATTCAATCGAAGTGGTTGACCTTGAAAACCTCACTCTTGAAGAACAAGAAGATCTGATGACTATCGCGGAGACTCAAGACCCCGATTATGTTGGTCAAGTTGAAATCGATCCGTCACATGAACTGGCTCGTGCAAAGATACCAAATATGCGGTTGACACCACAATTGTTTACTCATAACGACAATGGTGAGAACTGGGTATATGTTGGTGGATTAGAAAAGATTACTGAAGCTTGCGGATTATAATGCATCTATATAACAGTGACGTGATGATTATAGATTATACTTATGAATACAAAACTAATCCTTTTCGATCTAGACGGGGTGTTAATTGACGCAAAAGACATTCACTACAGAGCATTAAACTATGCGCTCGGTGAAGACTATGCGATCACCCCCGAAGAACATCGAAACATATATGATGGCAGAAAGACCTTAGAGAAGTTAGAATTACTAACCGAACTAAAGGGTCTACCTTCCCAGTTACACGAAGATATATTCCGAAATAAACAGGAACTTACAGTAAAAGAACTGGACGGTGTACCTGTAAACCACTCTGCAATAGAACTTATGCAAGAACTTGTTGAACTAGGATACACTATCGGTGTGTGTTCTAACTCAATAAAACCAACTGTATACTCTGCGTTAGAGAAGACAGGTTTGTTAGACTACTGCAAAATTGTCCTGTCAAACAATCACGTTAAAAACTCCAAACCACACCCCGAGATGTATTGGACAGCAATGTCCATGTACGGATTTCTGCCCGAAGAGACTGTTATCATCGAAGACTCCCCGCCTGGATTGTTGGCGGCAAAGAGATCTGGTGCATCTTGCATACGTGTTGCAAACCC